CCATCAAATTACAAAAAGCGAGAGAGACTTAGCCGGAGACGGGCAGAAATGGTCGATATATGTTCGGAGATAGCGCGATTTACGAATACTATCAGGGGATCAAGAACGGCAAGCATACCGTCGGCAGGTGGGTACAGGCTGTTTATACGATCATAATACAAGGTCTTGAGGAGAAGCGGTTCTTCTGGGATCAGAAAAAAGCGAACGACGCTATCGAATGGATTGAAGAACACTGTTTTCACACCGAAGGACCGCTTGCTCCGGGGCATATTACGCTTGAGCTATGGCAGCGGGCCTTCATTTCGTGCATATACGGTATCGTGGATAAGGACGGGCGGAGACAATTCCGCGAGGTCCTTCTTTTAGTTGGCAGGAAAAACGGCAAGACCAAACTTGCTGCGTCCCTGGCGAAGTATGAATTCGAGCACGGCGGGTATGGTTCCAGAGTGTTCTGCGTAGCACCAAAACTTGATCAAGCGGATCTCGTTTATAACGATGTGTGGCAGATGGTCACACTGGATCCTGATTACAAGGAACTCAAAGAGAGACTGTCAGAGAAGGATCAGCACAACAAGAAGCTGTATGACGATTCGATGCTGGCAAGGCATAGACAGTCAGATCTGGCAATCCCCGGAACGAACTCCACTGTGAAGAAGATCGCATTCAGCGCGAAGAAGTCAGATGGCTTCAACCCGTCCCTCTGCATCATGGACGAAGTCGCAGCGTGGCAGGGAGATGCTGGTCTGAAACAGTATGAAGTAATGAAGTCCGGAATGGGCGCAAGGCCTGAAGGTCTGCTCCTGTCCTGCACTACTTCGGGCTACATAAACGACGGGATCTTTGATGAGCTGATGAAGAGGTCGACGCGGTTCCTGCTGGGTGACAGCAAGGAAACGAAGCTGCTTCCGATGCTCTACATGATAGATGACGTTGATAAGTGGAACGATGTCAACGAGCTGCGTAAAAGCAATCCGAATCTTGGCACATCGGTAACGGTCGACTACATGCTGGAAGAGATAGCGGTCGCAGAAGGGTCGCTTTCCAAGAAGGCTGAGTTCATGACGAAGTACTGCAACATCAAGCAGAACTCTTCGTTAGCTTGGTTACCGGCACCGGCCATCGCGAAGATCAGCGGTGATCCTATACGGTTTGAAGATTTTCGGGGCTGTTACTGCGTGGTTGGAATCGACCTGTCGCAGACTACAGACTTGACTGCAGCTGTCGCGGTCATTGAAAAGGACCGAAGGCTCAATGTGCTTGCTCACTTCTGGATGCCGGCAGAACGCATTGAGCAGAGAGCAGCGGAAGACGGCGTGCCGTACTGGGATTATATAAAGCGTGGATTTCTGTCGCTAAGTGGCGAAAACATCGTCGACTACAGCGACGTTTACAGGTGGGTGACTCAACTCATCAGCGAGCACGAGATCTATCCGCTGAAGGTCGGATACGACAGATACAGCGCACAGTATCTCGTTAAGGATCTCGACGCTGCGGGATTCCAGATGGATGACGTTTACCAGGGCGATAACCTGTGGCCGGTACTGCAGGAGATGGAAGGTCTGATCAAAGACGAGAGGATCTACATCGGAGATAACGACCTTTTGAAGTCGCACCTTCTGAACGCAGCAGTAAAAATGAGCATTGAACGAGGCAGAGGACGCCTCGTCAAAATAAATCAGAGAGCACGAATTGACGGAGTCGCAGCTCTCGCAGATGCAATGACAGTCCGTCAAAAGTGGTATTCGGAGATTGGATATCAGCTCCAGAACGAGGGATAACTTATGGGCTTATTCGACAACATTTTCAGACCGGACAAAGCGAAAGCACAGAAGGAGGCTCTGTCTTCCGCTCAAACGCTTTTCCAGACTCTGACTGCATACACACCAGCGTTTACAAGTTGGGGCGGTGCAGTCTACGAGAGCGAGATCGTAAGGGCAGCAGTGGATGCCAGGGCGAGACACATCAGCAAGTTGAAAGTGGAGATAAATGGATCCGCGAACAAAGCGCTGCAGGTGAAACTCCGTCAGGGTCCTAACCAGTGGCAGACATGGTCACAGTTCCTTTATCGGACCAGTACCATTCTGGATGTGAATAATACAGCTTTCATTGTTCCTGTTTATGACGAACGAATGACTATGACTGGGATCTTCCCGGTGCTTCCGATGCGCTGCTCGCTGATTGATTACAAGGGCGAGCTGTGGCTGCGTTATCAGTTCGCGTCGGGTCAGATCGGAGCAGTAGAGTTCAAGAACTGCGCTTTGCTGACAAAGCACCAGTACAAGGATGACTTCTTCGGATCATCGAATTATCCGCTCAACGAGACAATGTCGCTGATCCATATCCAGAATCAGGGAATCGAGGAAGGCGTCAAGAACGCTGCAACATTCCGCTTCATGGCTCAGCTGGCAAACTTCGCAAAGCCTGAGGATCTTGCGAAAGAGCGTGAGCGCTTCACTGCAGAGAATCTGTCGACCGATTCGGAATCCGGTGGTTTCCTGCTGTTCCCGAACACCTACAAGGACATCAGACAGATCGACGTTAAACCATACGCAATAGACGCAGAGCAGATGTCACAGATCCGCGAGAACGTGTTCAACTATTTCGGAGTTAATGAGGATGTGCTCCAGAACAAAGCGAAGGGCGATCAGCTCGAAGCCTTCTTCGATGGAGCAATCGAGCCGTTTGCTATCCAGTTCAGCGAGGCTGTAACGAAGATGTTGTTCACCGATAGAGAACGCGCCCAGGGATCTCACCTGATAGCCAATGCGAACAGGCTGCAGTATATGAGCGTGACTCAGAAGGTCCAGATGGCGAAGGAACTCGGAGACAGAGGGGCGATCCTGATCGATGAGATCCGCGAACTGTTCAATTACGCACCGCTCCCGGATGGAGCCGGACAGGTCGCACCGATCAGAGGTGAGTATAAAGCTACTGAAGAACTTGGAGGTGCAGAAGATGCCAATGAAGAGTGATAGAGAATATAGAAATATGGTCATGGAGATCCGTAAGGCTGAAGAGGCTGAACCGGACACAATGATAGTAAGAGGATACGCGAGCACATTCAATGAGCCGTACACACTGTATGAAGACGAAAACTGGAGATTCAACGAGGTAGTTGATGCAGACGCTTTCGCCAACACAGACATGAGCGATGTGATCATGCAGTACGACCATGAGGGTCGCGTATTCGCAAGGATAAGCAACAATACTCTCACAGTCACACCAGACGAGAGAGGTCTGTTGATAGAGGCTGATCTTGGTGGAACCGAGCTGGGACGCCAGCTGTACGAAGAAATCAAGGGAGGCTACACGAACAAGATGAGTTTTGGTTTCACTGTCGAGGCTGACGAAGTCGAGGATTCAAAGTCCGAAGACGGAAAAGCACTGACAACGAGAACCATCAAGTCTGTTCGAAGGTTATACGACGTTTCTGCTGTTTCACTACCAGCCAACGACGCGACATCTATAAGCGTCAGAAGTCTGACCGACGGAGAGATCGGGCGGATTCAAGCGGAGCGACTTGAAGCTGAAAAGCTGGAGCTTAGGAGACGCAAGATCAAGGCTAAGGCCGAACTTTTAGGAGGTCAGAAATGACAAGAGAAGAAATCATGGCTCTCGACATTGAGCAGGTCGAAGCACGTTCACTCGAGCTTGTTTCCGAGGTAGAGTCCGCTGAGACTAACGAAGCAATGGACGCTATCCAGATGGAAATGGATGCTCTGGAAGAGCGCAAGGCACAGATCAAGGCTGAAATCGAAGAGCGCAAAGCTGACATCGCTGACGTCATTAAGGGCGAAGGCGCAGTCGTTGAGGAAATCAAAGAAGAAAGGAACACAAAAGAAATGTTCGGAATCGACACAAAAGAGTACAGAGATGCTTTCATGGCTAATCTCGTAGGCAGAGCAACTGTTGAGCAGAGAGCAATCCTTGCTGACAACACAAACTACGGCGATGGTCTCGCACTTCCTGTTGGACTGGATAGAGATATCTGGGATCAGGTAACTGAGGCACATCCAATCCTTGCAGATGTTGAGGTCCTGAGGAGTGGTATGGCAATCAAGGTCACAAAGATGACTCCGACTGCAATCACAAAGAAGATGGACAGCGCAACATCCACAGAGCAGTCAATCACAGGCGTTGACGTAACACTCGTTGGAGCTGACTATCACACATATGTAACTCTGAGCTATGCAGAGGCTAAGATGTCTCAGGGTGCTATGGAAAGATTCCTTGTAAGAGAGATCGCAGACGCAATCGGCGAAGCGCTTGCTAAGGACGTATTCGCAAGGATCCTGGCTGATGCCGGTAATACACAGAAGGTAACTCCGGCAAGTGGTTCAACACTGTTTGAGAACCTCAAGGCTGCACTCGCACTTGCTACACAGGGCAATCCGGTTATCTATGCTCCATCAGCTTCCTACTACGAAATCGTTGGTGCGATTCAGCAGGGAAGTCCATTCAATGCCGGTGCTGCACTTGGCGTTGAGGTCAAGAAGGATAACGCTGCTACAAAGGTTACCGTTGTTGACCCTAAGCTGTTCGTACTGAACGTCATTCAGGACACAATGATCGAGTCCGAGAGAGACGCAAAGAACGCACAGTTCGTAATCGGTGGATACATGAGAGCTGAAGGCTGCCTGAGAAAGGTAAAGGCTGCAGCTTACATCAACTAATTATCGATTGCTTTTCGGGGCGGGTAAGACACTCGCCCCACACTTATTAATTGTGAGGTAATAGAAATGCTTGATCAGGTAAAGCTCGCATTGAGAATATCCACAACTGCATATGATACAGAGCTGACGTATCTGATTGAGGCTGCGAAGCTCGATCTCGGAATAGCCGGAGTGGTTCTTCCTGAGGAGCTGGATGCGCTTGTTCAGAAAGCGGTAATTACTTACTGCAAAATGTCGTTCGGCCTTCCTGAGGACTATGACAGACTCAAGAGGTCATACGACGAGCAAAAGGCACAGCTCTCCACGGCAACAGGGTATACAGATTGGACGGTGAGCACGAATGTATGACGGAATTGCAATTCTGAAAGCATACGGTGATCCCGTCTATGATGGATACGGCAACGAGTTTATCCCAGAGATAAGCACGACCGTATTCGTCCAGCCGCGCGGTGTGTACCAGTCTGAATTCTACAACGCTGCGCAACTCGGTTTGAAACCGTCCATCACTCTGTACATGACCAACAGGGCAGATTATGACGGGCAGAAGGTCCTCGTTTATGAGGGCAAAGAGTACAGCGTGATCAGAGTGGACTGGAGCGCCCAGCGTGACGGTATATCTCTGATATGTGAGGAGCGTGTTCATAATGACTAAGACCGGCAGCGTCGAAATCCAAATGCAAGATGTCCTGGCTGATGTAGACGAGGAAGTCCGCGAGGCGGGTATAAAAGGGATCAAGAAGGTCTCTAAGGAATCTGTCTCCAAACTCCGCAGTACGTCACCACGAAAGACGGGAGACTATGCAAAAGGTTGGACAGCTAAAAAGGTCAGCGATATGGAGATAATCGTCCACAACAAGACAGATTATCAGCTGACTCACCTGCTCGAGAATGGTCATGTAATCAAGAACAAGAAAGGAACCTACG